GAAGGACCGCACCCAAAGACAGAAATGTTTAAACCGGGTGCGATGGATGACCATCCCTGTATGACGGTTGTCGGTCACAACACGAATTTGCCGAGATATAGATCTCGGGTCCGTAAATCAGCATTGAGTCCAAAAATCGAGAAGCATTTTGGTGAGAAATGTCGGTGGAAATCACCAGACTTCAAGGAGCCGTGGACGCATCATAACAAAAATTTGAAGCGTGTAGCAAAAGGCGCATGGGAAGTCCCACCTGAATCTCTCAAATGGGCTTTTGATGATTACTGGGCGCAACTATTAGAGGCTTTAGAGCCTTATATGGAAGCGCATCCAGAATTATGTGAAGCTCTTGACCTTGACAAAGCAATTAATGGAGTTAAGGATTCTCGATACATGGATCCACTCAAAATGAAGACATCAGCCGGCATTCCAGACGGTACGAAAGAATCAAGTGGTGTGTTTGAGCAAATGCCAGATTATCCAGATGGTAGAAAGAGATGGAAATTCTCTTCTATGGCACAAAAATACTATGATGAAATGATGGCTTCTTTTGATAGAGGTGAAGGAATTGGCGTGTATGTACGTACTTGTCTTAAGGATGAAGTAGTTGCTGAAGATTCTGAGAAAGTTAGAATTTTCTACATTCTCGAATGTGTCTTCGCTGTTGCTTGTAGACAATACTACTTGCCAGTTGCTGAGTTCCTTTCTCGACATCCTCTTACTTCTGAATGTATGGTTGGAGTCAACTGTGCAGGACCTGAGTGGGAAGTACTAGTGAAACACATCAATGAGTTGGCTACAGATGGAAAATTGAATGACTGGGATTTTAGCGGTTATGATCTATGTAGACCACCTGATGTGATGTGTGCATCCACTAACATACAGAAGAAGATTGGAGAGACAATGCAATACTCTGAGAAGAGTTTGAAGAGAATGGCTATGATTGGTGAAGAACTTCGTTGCCCAATGGTGAATTGGAATGGCACTCTTGTTTTTCTCTATCTATGGTGTTCTGGCAATACCATGACGGTTTATGGTAACAGCATTGAAAATTCTCTACATCAGAGGATATCTTTCCACTGGAACGGAACTCGCCTTCGAGGAGATGACTTCTACAAGCTAGGCAAATACCGTGATAATGAACACATCGCAACATATGGTGATGATGGTCATGCAGGATCCAAACCCGAAGTTCGTGATATCACGACTTTTAGCTCTAGGAAAATGTATTTCGACATGATCGGAATGGGCTTTACTGATGCTCGCAAGGGTGAAACTGCAGAAGAGACGGTGCCAGCTGAAGATGTTGATTTTCTTAAGAGGCAATCTGTTTATCACGAAGCACTCGGCTTGCGTGTCGGTGCTTTGAACAAGGAATCCATATGGAAGATGGGCCATATGAGTTCCGGCGTTGGTGAAGATGAAGATCTTGCCATCGCTTCAATGCAATCTATGCTACATGAGTCCTTCCTCCACGGCGAAGAATTCTACGAATACATTCGCTCAGGACTTCAAAATTGTGCAAAAGATTGCGGCTTCTGGACCAGAGAGTTGGACATTCCTTTTACGGAAAAGAGTAACCTCTGGCTCGAGAAGTACGGGAGCTAAGCTCCTGGAACAATTGACCCGTGCATGTCGTTAAACTGCATGCCCAGTAGGATCTGGGCCCTAAGGGATAGCAAAACCAGTGAGTGTGCATGGATACCAGCTTTGAGCGTCGAACAGTGATTAGTGAGGCTTCGCATTCCTGAATGTTCTTTGAGTGAGAGTAGGCGATTTCACTCATGTATTTCAATTGCCTTCTTTGAACACAAATTCACAAAATAAGATCTTTGGGACTGGCATGCCCGGAGACGCTACAATTAGCACACAAAATATGTCATTTATTGATAATTCTCCAGGACAAATGGATTCTCGAGGTACTGATATGGACCCTACAAGAAATTTGGGTTTCATGTCGGATACAACTCTCGACAATTTCTTTTCTCGTCCTGTGAAAATTTTCACCACTGAATGGGACATTAGTACACCCCTATTCAAGAGATTCAATCCTTGGAAACTTTTCTGGGAAAATTCCAAGAACATTGACAAGATCAAAAACTACTATTTGTTGAAATGTACTATGCACATCAAACTGTTAATCAACGGTAACGCTTTTTACTATGGTAGAGCCATTCTTTCTTATGAGCCTCTAGCATCAGCTGACAACACTGCTTACAACAAGCAAGTGCGCAACGATGCGTACGTGATTCAAGATGTTGTGCGATCTTCGCAGAGAATGCATGTTTACATTAATCCTACAGAGAGTCAAGGGGGAAGTTTAACACTTCCTTTCTTTAATCCTGCGAATGCTATTGTTATACCTGACAATGGATGGGATGATATGGGAGACTGCGTCCTGCAAAGTATCAATAACCTTCAACATGCCAATGGAGGTACAGATTCGTTAACGATATCTGTGCTTGCCTGGGCAGAGAATGTTTCCTTCGCAATTCCAACAGCTGCGGAACCCCAAATGGGGGTCCCAGAAATGGCGGACGAACACAACGAAGATGTCATCTCTCGCCCTGCCAGTACAATAGCGAGATACGCTGGGGCGTTAAGCAATGTACCCTGGATTGGTCCCTTTGCTAAAGCCACTGAGATTGGTGCTGGAGCTATTGCTTCAGTTGCCAAAATCTTTGGTTATTCAGCACCTACCAATTTAGATTACTCATTAATGACGCCGTTACCTCGTACTTCTATGGCAGTAGTAGACACAAAATACCCAACGAACAAGTTATCTGTAGATAGCAAGCAAGAAGTAACTTTGGACCCTGCAACAACAGGGATAGCAAGTATGGATGAATTACCTATTGCTTCAATAGCTGGTAGAGAATCATATCTCACCACTTTTGATTGGACAATAGCTAGGGATCCGGAAGATATGCTTTTTCAATGTTACGTAGACCCGTTTATGGTAGTAACTAATGGTGATGAGCACCACTTTACGGCATGTGCGGCAGCTGTTCTTCCATTTGCGTATTGGAGAGGATCAATGAGATTTCGATTTCAAATTGTTTCCTCTGCTTACCATAAAGGAAGGATTCGCATTGTATATGACCCGACAGGTGGTTCTTTGAGACCCGAATATAATACGCATTACACTACAATTCATGACATTTCTAATGAAAAGGATTTTACAGTGGATGTAGGATGGGCTCAACATTTACCTTACCAAGAACCTTTGCTATCAGCAAATCCATTCACAACGAATACCACTCCCCTAGCACGTAACAATGATCGGACAAATGGCACGATAAGTGTCTATGTCCTGAATGAACTTTCGGTGCCTGGTACAGTAGTGGCGGACATTCAAGTGAATGTGTTTGTATCAATGTTAGACGATTTTGAAGTGGCTCAGCCGAACAGTAGAATATCGGCTTGGCGCTTTCGAAACGCTACCAATCCTCAGAGGAACTTGCCCGAAATGGGTATCCCAGAAATGGCAGATGGGGACCCGATGCAAGACATGGATTGTTGTGACAATCCCGTCGTGGATCCCCCGACTATAGATACGATGGCAGATGCATTGATTGATACACCAGATACAACAAAATTGTTTTTCGGTGAAGTGATTGGCTCATTTCGTCAGATGCTTAAACGAACTGTTTTATCTGAGGTAGTCCCAATTCGGGAACTTCAAGAAACATCAAGATTCCTGATTACGAGAACAGCTATGCCTGGTTTGGGAGGTCGACTTCCCGATTCAGCAAATTTGTTTGCCAATTCGCAAGTGTTAACGTATTCTAATGGTCAAAAATATTTGCCAGTTTCCACATCTTACATCAACTATGTAACTCAAATGTTTGCGGGTTGGCGAGGGTCCATTCGTTGGACCGTCGACACCTCGACTTTACATGTTGCTGGAGGTGATGACAGATACAATTCAGTATCAGTGCTTGTTTCTCGTGCTGCACTGTCTTCGCGAACTCAGAAGACAGATCAATTACGTGATCCGCTTGACCCTTTACATAATATAGCGGTAACGTTGTTGCAGGAGGAGCAAGGAACTGCATTGAATGGTTTATTTGTTGGAAACTCAAATGTAAATCCATTGATTTCCGCAGAAGTACCTTTTTACTCACCATATAGGTTTTATCCTTCATGGTTAGAGGCCGGTTATGATCGACTTATTGAACAACCGAGTTTCGTCATTCAGGGCGTGATACCTCAATCACGAACTGATGGTGATGACTCTTTTGTTAGATTATTCGTATCAGCTGGAGAAGACTTCAATTTGTTTTATTTCAATGGTTTACCACCAATGTTTTATCAACCCAGCCTGCCCCTTGACCCGGGGCAGTAGTGGGTTTCCTAACGACCTGGGGCGTATGTCTTTAAAAGACGCCCTCCACTAGCTTGACATCTAGTGGCTGTTCACTTAACCTGTAGGTTTCTTACCTCTTGGTGGAAAACTTTTTGAGACACCACCTTGAGCTCGGAGACTGAGAGAGTTAAGTTGATTTTGGTTACACCGGGAATTCTTTCATTCCTAAAAGATTTTGAACCGCGATATCTCGACGCGCGGCAAGTCCTGATCTACCATGGTGAGAATAGGGTGGGATAGCGCAACCCACGTCAACATATGCAAGCAAGGACGATCGGCAGGGAGCCTCCGATCACGGGACACTCAATGAGGGTGTCTCGTCCGACATAATTTCTTTTAAGTAGAGTACGTGTTACTTTTCTGACATTATGTCGGGGAAGATGTTGGTGCTCTTACTTAATGTGAGGTTATGCCGGGAAA